GACCTCGATTGTGCCTTGTGCGATGCCCTTCGCGGCGAGGCGGAGGACCTGGCCCGGCGTCCCATCAGTCGTGAAGCCCTCCTGGCTCGGTATACCCTGGACTCCGCCGACCGTGCCGTCGAGGGCGCCTGTGGGGATGACGAGGTCTTCGGCCGTGGCGAAGTCGACGTTCCCCTGGTCGGTCGTGGCGCGGCAGCGGGTGTGCCTGGGGATGGTGAGGGGCCCGGGCAAGGGCGTGGCCAGGCGGAAGTAAAGCGTCGTCGTTGCGGCGACGGGGAGGTCGAGGCGGTAGTTGACGAGGTTTGTCAGGTTGATCACGTTCTGGCGCTGGCGGGCTGTGGGGAGGTATGCCTCGTTCGCCTGGTTGTCGAGGTAGAAGAGGAGCATGTCGCCGAGGCCGCAGAAGAGCTCCAGGAGCACCATCCCGAGGTCGCTCTCGTTGAAGTCGGTCCAGCGGTCGGTGATGGTCGGGATGCGCTGGACGAGCTCCTGGCGGATGGCCTCGTAGTCCTTGTTCGTGTAGTTGACCCTGAGCTTTGGCACGTCAGACCTCTCTTACGAAGGGATAGACCATGTTGCCCCGCACCTGGGTGCGGATGATGCGGTAGTCGAGGCGGATGAGGGCGACGTTGCGGTCGGTCAGGAGCGGGTCGTCGCTGAACTCCACGCTCTCGATGACGACCCGCTTCTCCCAGCGCTTGATGGCATCGATGACGAACTGCCTGGCAAGGGCTTTGAAGACCACGTCGTTCTGCTGGAACACCAGTTCCGGCAGCCGCGAGCCAAACTCTGGGAGGAAGAAGCGCTCTCCCAGGCGGGTCGAGAGGATTTGTACAATGCTCTCGCGGATGTGGGCGTGCTCTGGGCCGGCGCCCTCGGAGATAGCGACGCCGCCGCTGGCGTTGAACCGGAACGGGTACTTCGTCCCCTTGCCCAGGAAGTCCATCACGGTCTCGGCTCCTCGCACTGCGCGGGGTCGGCTGGGATGTCCGGCACGTCCGGCTCTTCGGGCTGGGGGGCTGGCGGCTGGGGGCAGTTCGGGCAGTCCGGGTCAAGCTGGAAGATGCGGCCATCGGAGGTGTGGAGCCTGTAGTCCCCGTCGGGCACGAGCGGCTCGATGACGCCGTTCGGCAGCGCAGCGTGGACTGACTGCCCCAGGACGCGGAGGAGGGTGCTGTCGGGGAGTAGGAAGACAACGGCGCCGCCTGCGAGGTCTCGCCGCCTCGTGCCCTGGGGGAGTCCCAGGAACGGGCAGGGGTCGAACGGCTCCTCACCGCAGGGGTCTGGCATTGTTGCGAAGTATCGTTCGGCGGCCTGGCGGTGCCGTGCGAGGACGTCTTCCACCTGGCGGCGGAGCTCGTCGGAGCAGCCGATCTGGGAGGCGAGCGCATTGGCGATCTGGTCGAGGCGTTGGGCCATGGCACAGAGGAGCTCCAGGGTGGTTTTCTGGACGTGGGCATCGAAGGGGTAGATGATTGGGCATTCGAGCATTGGGGTTCCCCCAGGCTCAGGTCCTTTGGCCGCAGCAGCTCGAGGCGGTTGGGCCTGCGAGTCGAGCCGCCTCCTCGCGGGTGAGCTCCGAGAGCAGCCAGGCGGCCCAACGGAACTGGATGTGGCGGAGCCGGCAACCGGAGTCAGTTGGCTCGTGCATCGAGCCGTGGTCAAGTGCATCCTGCCGGCATGGGCCTCCGCATGCGAGACGTATGGGGCAGGCCATGCACTTGGGATTCAGGTAGAAGCGGTTGTCGAGCCAGGGCGCTCGGAGGGCCTCATCGAGGCCGCCCGTGGCGAGGTCGCCGATGAGGCTCGGCCCCTCGCGGTGACAGGCGAAGATGGCCCCGTCGGGAGCGATGGAGGCGTAGCCATTGCCTGCATCGCACTCCGAGCAGGCCGGTAGGCGGAAGGCGAGGCGTCGGACGAAGCGGACGAGTGACTCCCATGAGGCTCGTCGGCCATGCCGGACGCGCTCGCGGATGAACCTGGCGGCCTGTTCATACTCAGCCTCGATTGCGTCCCAGTCGCCTGGCACGGGGTCAAAGGGGAGCGCAGGCTCTACGGCAATATGTGTGGCGAGGCCTTCGTCAATCAGGCGGTGATGATGCTCAAGCCGAGCCTTGAGGCGGATATCCTCGGCCATGAATGTGGCCCTAAGTGTTGTCCTCGTGGCCAGACGTCGGCCTTTGAGGAGGCGCAGGCCCTTGAGAGTTGCCTCGTAGGAGTTGGACCTCCAGTGGTCGTGGATGTCCCTGGGGCCGTCGATGGAGACCGTTAGCTCGAAGCCCTCGCGGTCGAGGAAGGCAACCTTCTCGGCATCCAGGAGCGTGCCGTTGGTGGTCAGTTCGAATCCTGGCCTCCCTGGCCCTCGGTAGACGTGCCTTGCGAACTCGACGATCTCGGTGAGGAGGCTCCATTCAAGGAGCGGCTCGCCGCCGAAGAACGCTATGGTTGCCGGCCGGCCTGGGGGGAGGAGCAGTTCCAGTGCCCTGCGGGCCGTGTCGGAGGTCATGCGTCTCGGCTCGGCGTCGAGGCCCCTGGCGAAGCAGTACCTGCACCGCAGGTTGCAGTCGCGGGTCAGCCAGAGGATGAGGTAGTCAGCGTGGTCTCGGACGCCTGGGTGAGGGAAGTCGGGGCGGAAGGAGGAGGCGGGGGACGAGTCGCCCAATGGCGCGCCTGCCAGGCTCATGGCGTTGACGTCATAGGCAAGCTTCCTGCCTCCCGCTTCAAGCTCAAGCACTTCGCGCCTCGCGGGCCCGAAGCGTGCCCCTGCCTTGATGCCGTCGGCGATATTGAACGTGGTTCTCTCGGCCATTGGGGTGTATCTCCTCTCACCTTCCCATGCCGGGGCAGAGTGGCGTGCCGGCGAGGAGAGAGCGGCGGAGCCGGCGGGAGGGCTGGACTGCCTCCGGGGGCGGCTGCCCTGGAAGGCGCTTCCTCAGGACGAAGCTTGGGTAATCATCCGTGCTGAGTGCGACGAGGTGGACGGGAAGGGCCTCGATCAGCTCCCGGACCGCCCTGATGACCCCGTAGCCCTTTGCCTCCGTGTAGTCGTGGCCAGTGATGTAGCCTCCTGGCCTGACCTTGGGGTAGAAGGCCTCGAGGTCCTGCTTCATCCCCTCATAGCCGTGGTTGGCGTCGAGGAAGACCCAGTCGAGGGAAGCGTCGGGCAGCTCCTGGGCGGCCTGAAGCGACGTCGCACGATGCACCACGACCTGGCCGGCATCGATCCTCTCCTGGAACCTGGCGGTGACCTGGGCATGAAGATCATCACCTTTGGCGACGATTCCGCCGCTTGAGACCTCTTCTGGCCAGGGGTCGATCAGGTGGAGCTTTGCTGGGCGTGTCGCCTCGATGATCTTCTGCGAGAAGCCGCCCTTGAACACTCCAACCTCCGCCGCGATGCCGCCTCTGGGCATGAGGGGCAGGATGTCCTCCTTTGCAGGCACCTTGAAGACAGGCTCCACCTTGGCCGCGATGCCCTCGCTGCCCTCGGGGACCCAGATGGGGAGGCCGAACCACCTGCGGAGCCGCGCAGTCTCGCGGGCGTAGACCTCTCTGGGCTCCAGGCGGACGAAGTGGACGAACGTTGGCGAGACAGGGGGGTCGCCATACGCACAGTGGCCCCGCAGGACATCGATCTCATAGGGGCCTTTACGAGCCGTGTAGACGAGGTTCTCCCTGGGAGGGATGGGCTTGAGGCCGAGGAGCGCCATCGCCGCGGCGAAGAACGGCTCCTCGTTGTAGCCCCTGGAGGCATCCCCGTGGGGGTAGGAGAGGAAGTCGCGCTGCTCGTCGTAGTATGCCCTTGCCTGACGGAAGACCTTCCGCGCAGCCTCCGACTGGTCGAAGGCCATGAAGCCCCCATTGTGCCGGACCATGTGGGGCAGCCCCATCCTGCTGGTCAGTTCCCCCACGTCCTTGAACTTGCAGTAAGGTCCTCGTTTGATGATGTCGCCCACGACGGCGAAGGGGGTGTCCTTCAGCATCGCCCACAGCCGGTCGGCGTCCGTCTTGGCCATCAGGCAGTCGGCATCGAGGAAGAAGGTCTTCTCGAACGGGCTGTAGGCCTGGAGGAGGAGCTTCGCGTCAAGGCCGGGGAGGAGCCTGTCCTCCTTTGCCTCGATCAGGATGTCGAAGAATGGCCGGTAGGCCGAGGGCACCTCGACGCGGCTGTCGTGAAGGAGTGCGATGGGCCGGCGGTCCCTGTGTTTGATGGAGAGAGCCAGGTTGAGTGCCAGCTCGACGTATTCCTGGCGGGTTGTGGCGAGAGTGAGGTAACCCTCAGTAAGTGCGAGGTGCGAAGTGCGAAGTGCGAAGTTGGCGGAGGCGGGCATTGGTGGTCTCCTGGGTCGCAGTCAGTCCATGAAGTACTTGCGGCGTGCCGCCTCGCGGCGCTCGTGATGGCCTGGCCTCTGGCTGAGGCCTACGCCGAGTTGTTCGAGGTCCTCCAGCCTCCCTCGGAAGAGGCCTGGGACGATGTGCTTCGCCCCCTTGCCCCCTGCGACCATTGCCGAGATGGCGATGTCGTCCGCGTCCCGGGCGACATCGTAGGCCGTCGTGAGGCTCACCCGGTTCAGCGCGCTGCGCCGCAGGAGCATCATCCGGCCCTTGACGATTGAGACGGGAGTGTCCTCGGCTGGGCAGGCGACGTGGGTGCAGTCCCTGTAGCTCTTGCTGAAGGCGAGCTGGACCCCCTCCGGCCCGATGATCGTCCCATCCTCGCATTGGGCGAGGAAGGCTATGGCGTCCTCCAGGACGTAGGGGTCTTTGAGGATGAGGTCGTCGTCGAGTGAGCAGACGTATTCCGTGGTCGCACGGGAGGCCATGAACCACCGTGGCCAGCAGCCCATGTTCCTGGAGGAGTCCACCTGCCAGCGGACCCGCTCGTCGCGGAAGGGGCCTCCGTTGTTCCAGAGGAAGATGACCGGCCTTATGCTCTGGGAGGCGACGGAGTCGAGGACGTGGGCGAGGTTCTGGGGGCGCTTCCAGTTCAGGAGGCAGACGGTCACCGCCGAGAGGCGGCTCTCGAGGTCAACCATCTCCGCCATCTCCTCTGGGCGGAGGTTGATGTTCTGGAAGAGCCTGCACTGGGTGTCGAGGAGTGCCTTCGGATAGAACCGCCTGAACACCTTCTTCAGCACCCCCTGGTCGCTCTGGCGGAAGCGCTCGTCCCCCGGCCAAGGCTCGGTCTCTGCCGCGACCCTGAAGAACTCGCGGCAGAAATCCGTCTCGCCTATCCACATCCCGGAGTTGAGGTAGTGCCAGGGGGAGGTGGCCCCGGGGAGCAAATCCTCGAACCTTCGGACCTCGGCTATCTCGGGGGAGCAGTGGGTCTCGGCGCCGAGGAGGAGCTTGCAGGAGAACTCATCACGGAACCGGTCCAGGATGGCCTGGGGATGGCCTAAGACCAGCACGTCGGAGGAATCGAGGCCCATGACGTAGGGGGTCGTCACATCCGCCAGGGCCTCGCAGGTGAGCCTGTTCTTCAGGAGATTCACCCAGTTGCGCACGCCCTGGCCGAGGACGAGGTATGGGATGCCGAGGTGGTCGAGGCACTGCTGGAGGACGGCGGGCTCACTGCGGTTGTTCCAGGTGAGGATCGTCAACCCATCGGCGGCTCCATAGTGCCGCGGCTCGCTGAGGAAGAACTCGGCCCTTATCGCCCGCCAGAGGGGGTTCTTGCCGGTGAGGCCCGGGGCGTGGACCACGAGGGGCCTCGTGTCGAAGACGAGGTTCACGACCACGGGGAGCGTCCCAACGAGCGGGCACTCGAACGGTCCGAAGTGCTCTATGAGCTTCTGCCGGAAGGCCTGGTCGTTGCGGCAGGCATCGCAGTGGAGCCTCGAGCGGCAGTGAGGCAGTTGGGTGAATGCGGAGTGCGGAGTGCGGAATGCGGAATCGCTCATTGCCAGGCTCTCAGGCGATTGAGTAGTGTCCAGTCTGGCCGCAGCCGGCGCTCGCCATGTCGCCCGAGCCGGTGGGGTGGTCGCCGGCGCAGGCCAGAGGTGCGGGGTAGTCTTCTGCGAAGGCGGGGGTGCCTATCCCGGCCTCGACCCGCCAGTGGCCGGCATAGCGCCTGACCTGGACGCTGCCCGAGCCGTCCACCCAGACCTGCGGTGCTGCACGGACGAGGACGTAGCTGCCGTTCAACCCGGCGCAGTCGCCATTGAAGCCGCTCACGATCATGGTGATGGTCTCCGCGCCGTCGCATTCCTCGGGCCCCCCGCCTTCGGGCTTGCGCCGCACTCCGGTGGTGCCGAGGCTCCCTGGCAGATACTCGTCGCAGGGGCATTCCACCGAGACCTGGACGTAGCGGATGTCGCACGGGTCCCCCTTCTTCCAGGCGAGGATCATGGTCACGCCGCGGACCCTGCCGAGGGTCACCTCCCCAGAGCCGTTGACGGAGGCGATGGGCGGGTTGAGGACGCGGTATTCCAGGGCGTTGCGGTCGGCGCCGTAGACCGTGAGCGGGAAGGTGATCTCCTCGAGTGAGCAGTTGACGCGGATGTTCTTCGGCATCACGTCCCAGTAGCGGTCTAGGAGGGCAGGCAGGCCATTCAGGTTCTCGCAGTCGAGTGGCATGGCATCACACCAGGGTATCCTCACTTGCCGTGACGATGACGGCCCCGCAGGCGGTGAGGTCGCCGAGCCGGGCCGAGGGGCTTCCCTCGATGATCGTGTCGGGGTCCCCTGTCACTATCGGGTTGATCCCGTGCATCGGGCAGAGGTGCAGGTCGCCGAGCCTTGCCGCAGGCCGGCCGTTGACGAGCGTGCGGCTCGCACCGGTCACGATGAGGCCCATGTGGTCGGTCATGTCGCCGAGCCTCGCTTGTGGGATGGGCATGGCTTGTGTCCTGTGTCAGCCGCGAGCTACGAGCCGCGAGCTTCGAGCTTTCAGAAGGTCGGAGCAGATTCCGTTTCTTTGGCTCGCTGCTCGTGGCTCGCCGCTCGCAGCTTTCCCCGTCACGGGTTGATGAACACCAAGTTCTTCGCATCCACCGTGATGTTCCCATTCACCGCGTCCATCCAGACGACGCTGCCCGCCTTGTCGCGGACGAGGATGTGCTCCCTGCCCGCGGTGGAGTCGATGATGATCTCCTGGCGGAAGTTGAGGCCGGAGATGACCACTCGCTCCCTGTGCTTCGTCGTGTCGAGCAGGATGCGCTGGATGCGGGCGCGGTCCTTGTCGTTGGACTGGATGATCAGCTTTTCCTTGTCCTTCCAGGCCTCCCAGCGCACGAACTGGCGGCAGAGGTCGGTGATCTGGATGGATGCCTTCTGGCCCTTGATGTAGGAGCCGATATCGAGCTGGTCGCCGGCCTCGGCCTGGCGGGTGCGTCGGGGCAGAGCATTGCCCCGGTCTTTGGCCAGCAGGACCGGGCATTCGAACCGCATCATCTGCCCGCCGCGGTCGAGGATCGCCAGGAACTCCTCCTCGTCCTTGTCGTCGGCGACGATGGTGTGGCCGGTCTCGGTCTTGAGCAGCACTTTCCTCCGGGGGCAGTAGTAGTCGGGATGGCCGTGGAACTTCCCGTGCTCCTTGTTGTCCAAGGGATTCCCCGCGTGGTCGGCCTTGTCCTCGCAGTCCAGGCACTTGGCCTGGCTGCAGAGGCGCTTGGCCTCCTCGGGCTGCTCCCCTGGGTTGGACTTTGCGAGCCAGACGCCCGTCCAGATGGGGTATTGCACATCCCCTCCCTCGAACTCGGCCCAGATGCTGGCCCCCTCCTCGGGCACGAGGAACACGCCGATGTCCTGGTTGCCGCCGTAGGGGAAGCACGGCGAGGCCCAGTCCGACCAGTGCTCCTTCCCCGTCCCCAACACGGCAGGGATCTCCAACCGGCACCGCCCCAGGCGTTCGGGGTCGTTGTTGTCGCGCACGAAGGCGCGATACTTGCCGAACCATCTGTGGCGATAGCGCTCTTGCTGATCCTTGTCGTACACGTCCAACATCACGGCCTGTCCTTCGCTCGAGGTTGCGTGATGCGTGAAACGTGATGCGTGATGCGTGATGCGTGAAACGTGACAGGACAGCTACGAGCTACGAGCCGCGAGCTTCGAGCTTTCAGAAGGTCGGAACGGATTCCGTTTCTTTGGCTCGCCGCTCGTGGCTCGTGGCTCGCGGCTGCTCTTCTCACGCGTCACGTCTTTACGTTTCACGTCTTACGTTTCACGTTTCACGTTTCACTTCTCCTCTCCCGTCTCCGCATCCACCGTCACCATCTTCGGCGGCTCCTCCTTCGGCACGGGCGGCGCCTCGGCATCATTCTGTCTGGCCTTGGCCTCTTCGGACTTCTGCCCGGCGCCCTTGCCCAGGGCGTTCTTCTTGAGCTTCAGCTCGCAGGAGTAGCCATTCTCCCCGATCTCGTGGCGGACGCTGTCGATGTAGTAGATGCCGCTGAACTTCTGCCCCACGCCCCTGATCTCGACGTTCTGCTTGGCCCGCAGGGACGGGATGCCGATGGTCACTGCGGTCGCCTCGACCTGGCCCATCTCGGCCTTCTTGAACTTCCCCTCGGCCTTGTCCTGGGCAGGCTCCTGCGCCGGCTCCTCGTGGAAGCCCTCCGTCCGCTCAGGAGATGGGACTACGTGGCCCGACTCCTCCTCCTGGTAGCTCTCCTCGCCCGTGTTCCCGTCAACGAGGTATGTGCGCTTGCCCAGGGCGGTGCGCTCGGGGGTGTTCTCGTTGGAGGCTGTTTCCTCGACCGGCTCCTTCTCGCGTGGGTCCACGCCTATGGCCTTCGTCTCGGTTCCCTCGCCCTTGGCCCCCTGGCTCTTGGACGTGGGCCGGAAGCTGCGGAGGACGCCCTTGATGTCCGTGAAGTACTCCAGCGCCATCGCGGGGGCCTCATCCAGAGCAGGCGGGTGGAAGTGAAGCTCGTCGTCCTGGACATAGAAGACGTAGCCTGTGACCCCTTCGCCATCCTTGTCCCTGGCCTTCTCGGCGAGGTCCTTGAGGAATTCGGCATCGGAGACGTTGCTCTGGACGACGCGCAGATGACGGACCTTGGTTGGCGTCACCACGGGCGTCAGGCCGTGCTTCTTGGCGATCTCCTCGGCGATCTCGGAGTAGAGGATGCCAGGGGGCGGCTTCGTCCAGACCTTCTGGGCCTCCTTCCCTGCCAGCTTGAAGCCCTTGTCGTAGGCACGGAGGGTGATCGTCGGGTCGCCGTCCTCGGGGAAGTCGTACTCGATGTCCTTGATGACCGCCTTCTTCTTGGGCGAGAGGTTGCCGATGTAGCCGAACCGTGCGGTGATCTCATTGCCCTCCTGGAAGAGGGGGTGGTCGACGAACTGGAGGTTGCGGTTGGTCACGGTCAGCTCGAGCGTGTCCAGCTTGCTCTCGTTGTCCTCGAAGACGAGGGAGCGGATTTCCTGAGCGATGTCGGCCGAGAGGTCTTGCCCCTCGATCTGGACAAAAAACGTCGGGGCGTAGGTGTCCAGGTCCATAGCTCACCCCAGGATGTTCATCTGGGCGTGCTGGGCGCTTGGGATGCGGAGGAGCCTTCCCAACCCCAGGTCCAGCGGCCAGAAGATGTCGTTGTAGTCGGCGATGACCCACCAGAGCCTCGCATCGCCGAGGTAGCGATAGGCCAGGAGGTCCAGCCGGTCGCCCTCAACCACCGTGTGGAACCGGTCGTCGGGCCTTGGCGTGGTCGGGACCTGGGGCCGATTGCCCAGGAAGTCGAAGCCTTCGTCCTGGCAGAGGATGCTGAATCGGTAGCGCGAGCGCTTCGTGATCATCCCCTCACCTCGCTGAAGTCCACGCTCTGGGCGATGTACTCCTCGAGCACGACGTCCACGTCAGCCTGCTCGGGGAGGAGGGTTTCAGGCTCGAAGAGGCCGAAGAACCGTGCCTTGACCTCCCGGACGATGCACAGCACGTTGGGGAACAGGCTGCCGAAGACGAAGAGCACTCGGTGCGGTGCGTGCCTTAGCATCGTGTCCGCGTGCTCGGGATAGAGGAGCGACTGGAGCCAGTTCACCCGCTCCTTCACCGGCCCCTTGAAGAACTGGAGCTTGAACACGATCCGCCTCGGCTCGCCGGCGACATACTGGTAGCGGGGATGGCTCATGCCTGGGATGCGGATGGCCGCGAAGTGGGTCGCCTTCTCGTCGACGACCTCGGAGGGGTTGTACTGGAACTCCAGGGTCCCCTCGCCATCGGCGTCGATAAGGTAGCCGGTGATGGGCTGCTTGAACTCGCTCACAGGCCGAAGTCCTTCGCAAGGAGGAAGGGGTCAGGGTCACGTGGGTCTTCCGATCGTGCTCGTCGTCGTCCGCGTCGTCGTCGAGACGGGTTGGCATTGCCTTCCAAGATGAATCGAGGACGAGGACGATCTGGAGACTCCGCATTCCGCATTCCGCACTCCGCATTCTCAGAGCGTTTCATAGTTCTTGACCTTCTCCTGGCGGATGTTGCGGTAGACCGCCTCGGCGACGGCACGGCCATCGAGCTTGGAGACCACCGTGATGTTCACGTCGATTGGCCTGTCAGCAAGCTCGTCGAGCTTCGCCAGGAACGCTTTCAGGGGGAAGGATTGCTCGCCAATGGTTGGGGCGCCGGCAACGGGGGCCGGGGACGTCCCCCGCTCGGCCAGGAGCCTCGCCTGGTGGACCTCGTGCTCGCGGACGACCACGGGCACCGGCTTCTCGGCTGCGGCTGCGACGGACGCCATCGGCGCGGCGACGGAGGGTGCAAGGGGCAGAGCGATGCTCGCTATGCCCGCCGGACCGGTCAGGAAGCCCCATATCCTGGAGAACACCCTAGCCGGGAGGCCTGCGACCTGCTGCATGCCGCTCGCCATCGTCTCGAGGATGGCCCTGCCCGAGGCCGAGAGGTTGGACAGCGGCCCCTCCTCCGCATCTGAGAAGGGCAGAAGGCTGCGGACGAAGTTGAACGCCTTCTTCGCAACCTTGTAGGGTGCAGTGATGACGCTCGCCGCCCCTTCGGCCACAGTGGTGAGGACCGACTTCCCAGCCTCGTAGGCCGATGACGCGACCGACTTGATCCCCTCCCAGGCGCCCGAGGCGACGGACTTGATCCCCTCCCAGGCCCCGGCGGCCTTCTCCTTGATCCAGTCCCAGGCACTCGCCGCGGCGTTCGCTATGCCGCTGAACGCATCCGACATGGCCTGGGCCGCAGAGGCGGCCATTGACGTCATCCCCTCCCAGGCCGAGGATGCGGCGCTCTTGATCCCCTGCCAGGCACTCGATGCGGCACTCCCGATCCACTCGAATGGCGCCGAGACCACCGACCAGACCGCCGAACCCACGCTCTTGATGGCCTCCCAGCCCGCTGACACGACGGACTTGACCCCCGACCAGATGGCCTTGCCTGCGGCCAGCGCCAGACGGAAGGGCGCGGTGAGGATACCGAGGGCTACACTCCCGATGCCCTTTACGAGGCTCCAGCCCGCGGCGACCACCCCTTTGATCCCCGACCAGATGGCTCCGGCGAGTTTCAGCAGGCCACGGAAGATGCCTGCGATGATCTTGAACGGCAGGAGAACGACGCCCAGGATGCCCTTGCACAGCGTCTTGATGATCGAGGCGCCGGCCGCCGTCAGGTCCGAGAGTGGCCCGACCTTCGCGTCCGAGAAGGGGAGGAGATCGCGGATCCACTTGAGCGCCTTCCAGACCAGACGGAATGGATACGTGATGGCCGACCAGATGCCCTTGCCCAAGGCGATGATTATCCCCTTGCCCGCCTCGAAGAACGTCTTGTCGCCTGTGAGGAAGGCCTTGATGTTCGACCAGACCTCGCTCAGGGTCTTCACCAGGGGCAGGCTCATGATGGCCGACACGATGGCCTGTCCAACCCCCTTGAAGAACCCCGCAATGCCCCCGAAGATGGACTTGATCACATTCCACACGCCCACGATCACATCTCGCGCCCACCGGAACGGCGTAGCCAGGAAGTCGATGATGATCCCGCCGATCTTCTTGAGGCCGTCGAAGACCGATATCTCCCCGGTCAGCACCTGCCAGAGGGTGTAGGCGATCTTCACCACGGCAGCTATGGCCTCAACCATGATCTGCAGCGGGAGGGAGAGCTTGTAGAGGAACTTGGCCGCATAGATTGCGCCCCGGACGATGTTCGAGACGAGCCAGACGACCGCCCGCACGAGCGCCGCAACGATATGAAGGACCCAGGAGAGGGGATACAGGATGAACTTCAGGACGTAGGCCGCGACCTGGGCGATGATCCCGAGGATGGTCCCGAGGACCTGCCCGAGCGACTGGAAGGCTGAGCCATCCGCAGCCGTGGACACAAGCCCCAGCGCCTCGAGGATGCTCAGGAATGCCCGCGCCAGTGCCCCAATGGCCGACATGAGCGCTCGGACCGGAGGCCCCAGGATGACGGCGATCTTCTTGAAGGCCGACGAGACGGCCGTCCACAGACCCACCATGAACTGCCGCACGCGATAGTAGACCATGAAGACCGTCTTGACGAACCCCCACAGGCCCATCGCCTTGAGCTTGTCGGCAAGCTCCGCGCTGATCCGCCCCGTGCCGCCGACGAGCGACCTGGCGAGCTCGCTGATGCCCTGGAAGACCGCTTTGACCTTCTCGTAGGCGCCGACGACGAAGTCGCGGATGCCCCCGAAGTTCGCCTCCCAAGCCCATCGCAGCAGCTTGACCGCCGCGATGACCCCGATGATGATGAGGGTGACGGGCAGGAACTTGGCGGCAAGCACCTTGCCGACCGTGCTCGCCGCAGCGCCCATCGCCAGGAACCCCGCCTTCACCGCGGGCAGGAGCAGCCCAACCGTCCCCGCCGCGGCGATCACCGCACCGACGACTGTCAAGACGACGCCCAGTCCCCCGGCGAGCGCCAGGATGACCCGCGTCAGGCCGGGTGCCGCCTTCGCCATGCGCTGGAGCGCCAGCACGACATGCGACAGGCCGCGGATGATCGGGTTCACCACAGGCAGGAGGAGCTGCCCCAGAATCTCAAACAGGTTGTGAATCTGCTGGCCTACGATGGCCATCTGCGAGCCGATGTCCATGTTCATCGCCTGCGCCATCTCGATGGTGAACCTCGTCCCCTGCCGCATGGCGGCCCCCATGTCCTTGATCCCCTTCGTCAGGTCCCCGACCTTGTTGTAGAAGAGGTCGATCACCGCGAGGGCCTCGACCCGCCCGAAGGCCTTCTGGAGCTCCAGCTTCTCCATCGCGTCGAGGGTCTCGCCGTAGCGGTCGCGGAGCTTGCCGATGATCTCGACCAGGCCCAGGAGGTTGTTGTTCTGGTCGACGAAGCTGAGGTTCAGCTCCTTGCCCGCCTCGGCTGCCGACTTGATGAAGGCGTGGTACTTCGTCCCCGCTTCCGCCCCCGACATCGTCGCCTGGAGCATGCCCAGGATGGCGAGCTGCTCCTGAAGGGGGATCTTGGCCATCGTTGCGCTGGCGCCCAGGGACGAGATGGCTGCCGCCATGCCGGAGCCTGTGGTCTTGTAGGCCTGGACCGCCGCCGCGATGCCTCCGGAGAACAGCTCCCCGAACTGGAAGTCGTCGAGCTTCTCATACATCCCCCGGTAGATGCCGTAGCCAGTGGCGAAGAGGCTCGTCATCTCTGCCACAGTCGCCTTGGTTGCCTTGGCGGTGAGCGCCGCGAGCTTCGTGTACTCCCCGACCGCGGCATCGGTGAGGCTCGCGATCCCGCTCTTGATGTCGTAGGCGGCAGCGATGAACTCGGCCTTCGTCGTCCCGCCCCAGGTGTTGGAGAACTCCTCAGCGGCCGCGGCGAGGCTCTCGAGGTCCTTGACCCCGAGCGAGGCCATCTCGCCCAGGGCCTTCTGCGTGGCCATAGTGGACCGCAGCACTATGGCAGGGACCGCAAGCAGGGCCAGCCCTGCGCCCATGGTCATGGCGCCCCGCTGGACGAGGCCGAGGTTCCGCTGCATCCTCTCCGCCGCACCCGCGACCGTCGTGTCCAGGGCCATCATGCTCGACTGGATGCGGTAGGCGTTCTGCGTGAACATGTCCTTCATGCTCACGACAACGCCCATCCCCAGGTCGCTCATCACGTCGCTTCGCTCCGTGAGGGCTTTGGGCTTTGGGCTTTAGGCTTTGGCCACTTGACCCGAAGCCCAAGACCCGTACGCTTGTCTCTATGCCGCGCGACTACCGCAAGTTGAAGGTCTTCCAGATGGCAGACGACCTTGTCGTCAAGGTCTACGAGGCAACGCGCTCCTTCCCGAGGGACGAGCTGTTTGGCCTGACCTCCCAGATGCGCCGTGCGGCCGTTTCGGTGCCTGCTAACATCGTAGAAGGCTCCTTCCGAAGGACTGAGAGCGAGTACGCGAACTTCCTCAACATCGCCCTCGGCTCCCTTGCCGAGCTGGGTTACTACATCGAGCTTGCCCATCGCCTCGGCTACCTCACCACGGAGACACACTCCACGCTCATCAGCGCGTTCGAGCCTTGCATCCGTTCGCTCAACGCCCTGGTGAGCCGGTTCCGCTCCGAAGCCTAAAGCCCAAAGTCTAAAGCCCAAAGCCTACTTCCTCTCCAGCTCGTGCCTCTCGAACTCAAGCTGCTTCTCGAGGGCCTCGACGAACTCCTGCCGCCGGCGGATGGGGAGCGCCAGGATGTCCTGGTAGCCCCAATGGAGGCCCCCATAGGCCAGGAAGAAGGCGTCCCTCAGGAGGCTACTGACGGGAACAAAAAACCCGGCTCCGCCTCCAGGCGCGTGCGAATCCTCGTCCCGCAGGCCTCGCAGGGGACGTCAACCTGGGTGTCGATCCCCCCGTCCACCCGCAGCATCTCCTTCCGCAGGGCGGACCGGTCGCCCATCGTCATCTCGTTGAGCGCCTTCTTTGAGGGCGGCTGGCCGTCGATCTCGACGATGCGGATCATCATGGCGGCGGTCAGGCTCGGCTCCTTCAGGGCGGCGAGCCGCTTCTCCTTGTGCCCGTCGAGGTAGCCGAACTTCACCTTCCTGCCGGAGCCTGGGAGTGTGAACACGAACTCCCGCTCCTCGGGATAGGGCGTGACCTCCAGGGCGTTGAGGTCCACGGTCAGGGCCGTGCGCTCGCCGCAGCCAGTGTTCGGACAGGCGAGCTGAAGCTCCACCTCGTCGCCGAGTGAGACCTGGCGCAGCCGGACGAGGGCGAAGAGCCGGTCCCCCGACAGCAGGTCAAGGATGTCCTTCATCTTCGGCTCGGCGTTCTCGCCGAGGCGCTTGGTGCAGTTGAGCAGCACCTGGTTGATCGCCTCGCCGTTCTTCATGAGCCGGCGGTTGGTGAGCAGGTCTTCCTCAACCCCCGTCATCTCGACGAGGTCGATCTCGATGCCCGAGGGCAATGTGAATGTGTGCATTGGGGTCAATCTCCTTCCGTCCAGTACTGATACGCAACGGTCAGCTTCTCGATGGTGTTCTCGGAGCTCCCGCCCTCGAGGTCGTCGTATTCCAGGACCTTGACCCAGGCCCCGTGGAGCGTCCACCGGCGCATCTCCCGGCCCGAGCGGTCGTAGCGGACGATGTCGATGTCCCGCATGTACTCGTCGGGGAGCCAGCCCGTGACCTCGTTCACGTCGACCTGGTGCCGAATCCACTCCACGGCAGCCGTGTCCGTCCCATCCTGGAGGATGCCCTTCTCGAGGGTGATGTCGTCGAACTTCACCCTGCCGGCGACCTTCTGGTCGAACATCGAGCCCGCAGGGGCAAACGCGACCTCCTCAAACTCCGTCTTCGGCTCCGTCCCCTTGCGGAAGAGCGCCACGTCGAAGCCGTTGACCTCGATGGCGAACTGCCAGTTCTGGAACAGGCTCTTGGGCATGTTGCCGCTGATCATCGGGGATCACCTCCTTTTCAAACCGGAGCGGATGATTGGATGGTTGGATGAATGGATGATTGCCTGACACCCATCCAGGCATCCATTCATGCATTCATCCCCCAACACAGACGGATGGCGCCGACGGGCACGCCCCAAGGCTCATCTCCTCAGGCAGCGTTGTAGACCTCGGTGAAGCTTCCGCCCGTCGAGACAAGGACGAAGTTCAGCTCGACGAACTCGGCGGTCTTGGTGGGCTTGACGAACACCCGGCAGACCATCTCGTTGCGGTCGCGGTGTGCGGGCGTGTTCGTCTCCTCGTCGCACTGGACCGCGTAGTCATAGAGGCCCTCGTTCTCCTTGATCAGTTGGAGGAACGGGCTGATGAGCCGGACGAGCGCCCGCCAGGAGCGCGGGTTGTTCGGCTCGAAGACGATGAACCGGCTCGATTCCGCGATGGCCTCCTCCATGTACATCATCAGCCGGCGGACGTTGACCCTGTCCGTGGCCGAGGGCTGGGACTGGAGGGTCTTCTGGCCCCAGATGTTGATCCCGGAGTCCGGGAAGCTGGCGATGACGTTGATCCCCTCGGGGTAGAGGACGTCGCGCTCGCCGCGGCTCGTCTTGTAGCCCAGGCCGATGGCGTTGAAGATGCGCCCGCGGTCAATGCCGGCCGGGGCATACCAGACGTGGGTCTTCTCGTCGCTTCGGGCGTAGCAGCCGCAGACCGCCCCCGACGGAGGGATGAGCTTCCTCTGCGAGGTCACGGGGTCCAGGATCTCGAGCCACGGGTAGTAGAGCGCGGCATAGCTGGAGTTGAATGCGGCGTGGGTGTAGCCACCCTGCCCTTTGCGGAAGTCCACGGCCTCCAGCGGCTCAATGGCCACGGGGCACTCGGCGACGAGCATGCAGTCCTGGCGCCCCTCGCAGTAGGCGATTGCGGCGTGGAACACCGGAGCCGTCGTGACGCCAGGGAAGGCGACCATGTTCAGGGCGTCGATCTCGTCGAACGCATAGAGGCCCGTGTGGTTCGCCGGGTCGCCGATGTAGTCCATGTCCGTCATGCCCGCCAGGCCGTCGTCCCCGCCGGCGAGCGCGAACTCCCCCAGGGCCGGCCGGTCGCCAGGAGCAGGCGTCGTCGAGTCCTCGTCGGACACTGTGATGTACTCGGACTTCTCGTTGACCTTCAGCTCGACGAAGTTGGCCGCAGCCTCGTCCATCGAGAGGTCGCGGAAGATCTCGACCACCTGCCCGCCGAGCTTCACCGTAAGGTTGAACTCGGTCGCAGGGCGTCGCGTGCCATTGGACACAATGACCGAGATGCGGTCGCCCCATGTCCCTTCGTTGACGGCCTCGATCTTCAGCGTGTCCTTCGCGTCGGCGCCGCCCTGGAGGGCCGTCTGCGACACGGCACTGACAACACCGCTGTCCGAGGTCGCTGCCGAGACAAGCGCGGAGGCTTCGGCATCCGCATTCACCGCAGCAACGACCTCGTCGGCGGTGGAAGTGGGGTCGCCGGACCCATCGGTCGCGGCATGGACCGTGATGTCGGTGCCATCCACCTCAACGGAGAGCGGCGTGTTCTCACCCGCGATGACAATCGCAATGGTGATGGCGTTGCCGGCCGTCCCCGGCTCGACCGCCGTCCAGACGATCTCGTCCGTGCCGCTCGCGCCCGTTGTCCTGCTCGCCTTGGCCCCGGACCTGTCCTTGAGGGTCCGGCTGCTCTTCCTGGCCGTGAGGGTGCTCCTGTCCGTGATGTCACTGTAGTGCGCGACCCGGTTGACATAGAGGACATTGCCTCCGTTGTCGAAGAAGGCCCTTGCGGCATAGGCCAGGTAGCCGTCGGCGACGTAGGTGCCGTACTTCCTGACGAACTGCTCCCAGCTCGTCACCAGGCCGACCTTGTTGATCGGCCCCTTCTGCGCGATGCCGATGAAGCCGGCGGCAGAAGTGGAGATGTGCTTGACGTAATGGCTGAAGTCCGTCTCCCTGGTGTAAACGCCAGGCGAAAGGTAGTCGGGCATGGTCTGTCAGCTCCTTTCCGTGGGGGTGGTAGTCCTGGCCTCGCGCAGTGCTATGAACCCGCGCTCAGCGGCCCTGCGGATCTCCTGCGAGACCTCGCCCTCGTCGATCTCGGCCGTCCCCCTGGACGGCAGGTGCACAGAGCGCTTGGAATTGGCCAGGTGGAACGTCAGGGGCTGGAACTTGAGGTTCTTGATCTCGATCATCTGAGTTGGGCTCCTTTCAGCCGGTTGGCTCGTGGGTCCGCGCTTCATCAATCGCTGGACCCTGGTACTCGAAGATGGTCGTGAGGATCAGCTTGCCCGTCTGGACCTCCTCGCCATAGACCGGGCAGTCCTCGATCCGATACCTCCCCGACGATTGCTTGAGGTTTGTGAGGTTCACCCGCCCAAGGCCCCCCATCGGGGTTACTTCGGTCAGGGCAAGCTTCGCCCCATCTGGAGGCACCTCAAGCTCCCGATGGAAGGCGAAGAAGGCGACGACCTTTGCCGCAAGGTCCACCAGCTCGGCCTCCTTCGCCGTCGTGGCGATGATGTCAAAGTCCAGGTGGTAGAGCCGAGGGTAGGGCCGCTCCTCGTACATCAACGCGTCGGTGTCCTTCACCACCTGCTTACCCATCGTTCGCCGGGGCTTATCTTCGAGGAGCATCGGCCCCTGGAGGACGAGCGAGGGGAGGCGAGTGACCTCGAAGGCATCGTCCGGCGGGACGAGGACCGCGTTGGGCGCAATCTCCGCCCTGACCAGGCGGATGAATGCCTCTACCGCGTCCCTAACCGAGAACACTGTGGATCGCCTCTCTATAGTTCTTCATGATCTGGTCAAGGTGCTGCTCCATCACGGGATGGAGGAATGGCCTGGGCGGAATGACGATCACGGCGCCGCTGGGGTGGTTGATCGTGGCGCCGTACTCCATGATCGCCCCGATGTTCGCCATCTCGTCGCCTTCCTTGTTCCTCGTGCCCCGCAGAAGCCCAACGAAGGCCCTGTCGCCGAGGATCAGTTGGGTGATCGAGGCCAGGAGGAACCCCGTGTCGATCAGCGCCTTGGAGGAGCCTTTCCGCTCGATGGTGCTGTGGGCCAGCCGGGCGAAGGGCATTCCGCCAGGCGCCTGGGAGACGATCCCCTTCTTGATCTCGCGCACCAGCAACATGGCGTTCTTCACTGTCGCCTGGCGCAGCGCCTGGGCCAGCCTGGCGCCGAGGTTCGTCCCCAGCACCTGCTTCGCCTTCTCCCAGTCGCCGAACCGGCTAACTGCCATAGTTCTCAGTGCTCAGTGCGAAGTGCGAGGCTGAAGAACGACGGCCCGGAACTTCGCACGTCGCACATCGCACCTCGCACTTACCCATGGTGCTTCACCAGTTGGACGGTCTTGTGGGTCACCAGGCCGAAGAGCCGCTCCTCGACGACGGTGATGACCTTGAACGTGCTCACGCCCAGGTGGGCGGCACCTCCGCCCTCGAACGTCACGCGGTCGCCGACCTCGATCTCCTGCTCGGGCAGGACCGAGATGACCGCATCGGCGCCCATCGCCCTGAGGGTCTCATGGGGCGTCGGCACGAACTCGCAGTCAAACTCGCCGGCATCCTGGTACTCCTGCTCGTCCGAGCCATAGAGCCGCTCGCCGGAAGCCGGCGGCACGAGGCGACGGCCCTTCTGCCCCGCAGCGAGGATCATCTCCCGCACGTCGGCGACGATGGCAGCCTTCTCGGCCTCGGTCAGGATTCCCACGGGTCGTACTCGCTTGTTTGCTCGTAGATCACGGGGGTCAACCCCCTGGGCGTCAGGATGCTGTCGTCGTCGGCCTCGCCGGTCAGCGCCGCCACGAGGTGACGATACTGCTGCCAGAGGGCGTCCCACAGCTCCGCCCAGGAGCTCACGGCCCTGGTCTTGTCCACGCGCTTGTCCCCTGACTGGAACGAGATGCCCGTCGTGGCTGACGTGCTCCGGCGCATGCCGGCGAGGTTCGCATGGGCCGCCAGGAGCAGCAGTTCGAGGTGTTCCTCCGTGGGGTCGGGCGCCAGTTCCGTCTCGCCCAGGGCGTAGCGTGTGCCCAGGTCCAGGTTGACCCGGGTCACGGCCCTGGCGATGGCACGGCGACATTCGGCATCGCTGAACACCACCGCGTCCGGGTCGCCGGCGTCGAGACGGAGCCTGGCGATGACCTCACTGAGCTCCACCGGGCCTCACCTCCTGGAGCCGGCGTTCCAGGGCGCCGATGACGGTCTTGCGCTTCTCGGTCTTCAGGAGCGCCTCGAGCTTCTTCACGTCCGTCTCGTCGCCGATCTGCTCGATGGCGTCGGCAACAGAGAGGCGCTCATACTCTGTCGGAGGCGGGGCCGTCCCCCTGAGCGTCTCTGGCGTGCCGACCGGGGTCTCCTCGGGGACCCGCTCGATGAACCCCCGGCCAAGCGCCCCCTCGCCCTGGGGGCTGAGCTCCCTGACCTCCACCACCTCGCCGGGCCGAAGCCGCAGCTTCGCGTCGGCGATCACCAGCGGCCCAGGCCGCTTGCTTCGGATCTTCATCTGCTTCTCTCTCCTTCCTGGTTCACGCGTCACGCGTCACGGGTCACCCGCTGATGACGATCTTGGCCAGGATGTCGGGCCTCGTGACCCCCATCCCGAGCTCAGTCCAGACGAGCCAGCCGGTCTGGAACTTGGTCTTGCGGTCCACGCTCTCGGCCTTCACCGGCTCGCGGACCGGCATCTTCCCGATCTCCTCGTCGGGGAGGACGAGAACCTCGTTCAGTGGCATCGCAGCGGTCAGGAGGATGCTCCCAGTCCCGTAGTTCTTGATCACCCCCTTCTCCCGAAGCTCGGCCTTCGTCTGCGGGTCGAGGTCCCAGTCGCGGATGTCGTTGAACCGCCTGCCCCGCATGATGATCCACTTCACGGCGAGCTCGAGGTCCTCCAGGATCGAGATGGCCTCGTTGACCGCATCATCGGTGAGCTTCGAGCCGGTCACAGTGACCGTGTTCGCTGCGGGCACGGCCGCCGAGATGACGGACACCGTCCTGGCGTCGATGGTCTTGCGGATTTCCGTGGCAGCGGACTCCTGGATGTCGAGCAGCGTCCCGATGTTGCCGTGCTTGAGGACCGAGATGTCCACCATCGGGGCGCTGTGGACGCGGCCCGTGGGGAACTCGACCTCGTCGCGGCCAACCTCCTGCTCCCTCGCCTCCCCGTCCTCGCTGATCCAGTAGGCCTTCAGGGTGGGGCGCTTCTGGTAAACGGGCCGCTCGCCCTTCGGCAGCATGTGCCTGGTCAGAAGGAGCGAGGAGATCTCCTTGCGGTCGATCTCCTGGGCGATGGGGTCCGCAATGGCGGCTGCGAGGGCACGAAGGCCCTCGGGGGTCTCCACTGCCTCGCTCATCAGCGCGGCCATCGCCTCCAGGTACTCCTGGGAGTGAACGTCAATCGTCTGGGTGTCCATACTGCATCAGCCTCCTTGCTCAGATGAGAAGCTTGAACTTGAGGATGCCGCCTGAGACGCTGATCGCCTCGGCTATGACGAGGTCGCCCTCGCCCACGCCCGCGGTCAGCTTGCCGTTCTCCGAGACCTTCAGCGCGTCGCCCGCGGCGACCGTGCCCTCGAACACGTCGGTGGTGTAGACGCCCCCGCAGCACCAGATGCCTGGCATCTTGCCTTCGGCGTAGTCCTTCCTCAGGATGCCGAAGGACCGCACGGAGGCGTCTGTGTTCACGGCGAAGAGGTCGTTGCCCGCGACCTTCACGACCTGCCCGAGCGCCCCGGCGCCCGACATGGCGCCGTCGCCGTAGGCCAGCCCGGGGTGGTCAGCATTGATGAATGCCATCGGATACTCCTTTCAGTTCTAGCGACCGTTCCGTCGTCAATGCTCGGTGCGAAGCCGCCCGTCCTCTGGCTTCCCACTCCGCCCTCCGCATTCCGCATTCCGCACTCGCTCACACCGCCGCGCGGACGCGGTCCTGGTAGGCCGCGCGGATGCCGCGCTTGAGCCGGTCCTCAAGCGAGAGCTTCGCATCGTCCACGACCAGGGGCTTCACACCGGCGTCGGTGCGGAGCTTCCCATCCGCGTCCGCCTTTGACTCGGGCTTCGGCTTCCTGTCCTTGGCCTTGTCTTTGTCCTTGTCCTTGTCCTCCTTCTCCTCCTCGTCCTCCTTCTTGTCCGGGGCATCAGCCTTGGGCTTGGGCACGCGCTTGAAGGCGGCCTCCGTCGCCGCGAAGGCCTCGTCGGAGAGGCCGGCGAGGCGCTCAAGCTCCTTCTCCCGCTCGTCCTCCTCCCCGAACGAGAAGCCGTCCTTCTCAAGCTTCTTCAGGAGCTTCTCGGCCCTGGCGCGGTTGGCCGCGGCCTTCTCCTTGGCCTGGAGTCTCTCAAGCTCCTTCTGAAGCTCGGCGAGCTGGGCTTTGAGCTTCTGGTTCTCGGCCTCGAGCTCCTTGATCCTGGCGTCCTTGTCCTTGCCGGACGGCTCGGAGCCCCCACCCCCCTCGTCTTGAGCCTTCGGCTTCTTCGCCGCCTCCCGCTCGCCCCCCTCGTCCCTGTCCTTCTCCTTCTCCTTCTCCTTCTCCTTGTCCATTGCCTCAAGACCTCCTTTCTGAGTGGATGAGGCATCCGCTCCCGTGCCGACCGCGTCGGCGACCTGCGTGATCCTGGCCTTCTCATCGGCTCCTTTCCTGTCCAGAAGGCCCAGGCCTGTGAACGTGATCCCGTGCAGAATCTCGCACACGGGCTTGCCCTTGAACTCGGCCCCCTTGAACTTCTTCAGGTGCAGGCAGTAGTCGGCCTTGGACCTCACCCGCTTGCCGCAGACCGAGCACTCCCCCTCCTCGTAGTCGCACTCCATCGAGACCTGCCTGATGATCCCCTTCTTCATCAGCTTGTAGGCCAGGCGGGCGTTCTCGTTGTCGGCCACGTAGAGTTCCCCCACGCACTCGACGTGGCCGCCGGCCTCGTCCTCCACGAACTCGCTCGCCACGATGCCGCCCACGATGTCCCGGAAGTCCTGACTGTGCTTGAGGTCGATCTTCTTGTTCACCGCCGTCTGATGCCTTGCCTGGAGCTCCTCGCGGGTGAACTGGTCGCCGTTCTTGTTCGTGCCCACGTGGCAGAGGATGAAGCTGAACTCCTTGTCCCCTGCGGGTGCTTCACCGAGGTTGATGGCCTCGGCTGCCAGTGCCGCCTCGTCCTGCAAGTCCAGGTCTACGGGGAAGGATGTGTGGAACGGCTCTGCGACCGTCCCGTCGCTCGCCGCTGCCGCCATCGCCTTCGGGCCGGAGGCCACGAAGAGCAGCTCCTTCGCAAACTTCCCCCCACGCTTCGCCTCGTAGGGCACGATCCCATACTCCACGTCTATGGCGTTGACCCGCACCTTGTCCCACCCCCGCGCCAACATGCCCTTGATCTCGTCCTGGGTCGGGAACGCATGGTCGCGGTAGCTGATCAGGATCGCCCCGTAGTTCTTCTGCCCCGCCCTTATAAAACCCTCGAACATCTCCTTCATCGCCGCCTTGGTGTAGCGGGTGCGGGATGGGAAGCTGCGGCGGCTGTCGTCCGACAGGGTCTTCCCCTTCCACATCGTCATCAGGCCCTCGATGAAGTGGAGGTCGCTCTCGTAGTCGTTCGTGCCGAACTCGGTCACGTAGGGCGGGTCGCAGTAGAGGACGTCGGCCTTGACCTTGGGGATGATCTCCCTGGCGTCGGCGTTGAAGGCCAGGCACTCCTGGCCGTTGTCGAACACCAGGCCGTTGATCTGCTTGACGTAGCGGCGGAACGCCTCGGTGAACTCGGAGAGGGGCATGTTGCCGATCTGCGTGTGCTTCGCCCGCTCGTGGTCGTCGCTGAGGCGCCCACGCATCCCCTTCTTCGACCGTGAGAACTGCCCGAAGCGGGCTTTCGCCTTGCATGTGTTGCCCAAGGCGGCCAGGGCGATGTCCTTCTTGTAGCCCTGGAGCTTCTGGATGTTGGCCCAGACATTGTCGAGCCAGGCGAGGATCGGCTTGGTGTAGTAGTAGCCGTAAAAGTGGTCCACGCAGAACGTGCCGGCGTTGGGATTCGGCTCGAAGAGCGCCTCGACCTCTTCCGCCGAGAGGGTCTCCTTGGAGTTCTCGATGACGGCCCTCGCCAGATGGTAGGGGAAGCTCAGGAGGTCATTGGCGTAGACCTTGAGGCCCTTGCGCTTGTAGTAGTACGCGACGTTGCAGCCGCCGGCGAAGGCGTCGAAGAGGCTCTTGGCGTCCTTCGGCACGTGCTTGTCTATCCAGCCCATGATGAAATGCTTCGACCCCATGAAGCCCGTGACCCGTGGCACTCGTTCCTGCGCGGCAATCGCCTCGAGCACATCGAGGTCGAAGTCGCCGTAGAGGGAAAGGCCATCTTCCTCATCGCCCTCGCCGTCCGCGTCGAGAGCATCTGCCTCGTCCCCGGCGCCTGCGGTAAGGGGAGCGTCCTCATCCTCTGCCGAGGCAAACAAGGCTTCGTCGTCGGCCTTGATCTGCTTCTCGTGGTCCTCGATCCACTCCTTGGCCTTCTCAACCGTCCAGCCGTCCGGGTTCTCGTCTGTCTTCCTGGCGAACCTGAAGGCCTGGATGACCATCGAGTCGAGGTCCTTCCCCTCGGGGACATGCTCGGGCTTGAGCTTGGCGATGATGATCGACACCCCCTCAACCCCCTTGAGCTTCTTCCGCCGGAACGTGTCGGGCCGGAAGTGCTCCGGCGGCCGGACCCGGTAGCGGATCTCGTTCTCGGTCTCCTCCCAGATCGCCTCGGAGTGCATCGCCTCGGCATAGAGCGCCTCGCGCTCAAGCTGTGCGGCCGCCCGCTGCGCCGCAGCAGGCTCGCAGATGAACAGGTGCTCCTTCGCATGGGAGGCATCGCCGTGGACGTTGGTGATCATGTACTCGTGGTCCTTCGACCGCATGCGCGACGCCCGCCCGTGCGCCGCGATCAGCTTCTTCATCTCCGCCTCCGACGGATACGCCCTGTCGCGGTAGGAGATGATCCAGTGGGGGATGTGCTCGGCCCTCGCCAGGAAGCTGTCGAAGAACTGGGCGGCATTCGCCTTCGTGACGGTCTGGTGGTCGGTCTTGTAGTTGCGGATCTTGTTGTCAGTGTCGATCTCCAGGCCTTCCCAGTAGGTCATCAGCCCTTCGATGAAGTGGTAGTTCTTCTCGTAGTTCGTGGTGGAAAAATGCGTCGCATACGGCGGGTCGAAGTAGGCGAGGTCAACCTTCACAGCAGCCAGGGCATCCAGGATGTCCTTCTGCATCGCCTCGCAGCGCTGGCCGTTGTCGAAGACCAGAGCGTTGATGCGCCGTGCCGTCTCGGTAAACCGGGCCTTGAACTGCTCGGGGGTGTACTTCCGCTTGGCCGCCTCGGTCGTGGACGAGAAGTGCCCGAAGCTCCCCGTGATGCAGGTCTTGCCCAATGCGAAGAGCGCGATGTCCTTCTTGAACCCACCCAGGGCGTCAATGTTGGCACGGATGTGGTCGATGACCTTGTGGACGCCTGGGCTGAAGTAGATGCCCTTGAACGTCCTCTGGACGAAGTCGCCGGCCCGGGGGTTGTCGGCGACGAGGGCCTCGATCTCGGCGTCGCTAAGGGTGACGGAGCGGTTCTCTATGATGGCGCGGGCCGTGTGGTAGGCATAGCGGAGCCGGTCGTTAGCCACGACCCGCAGGCCCTTGGTCTTGTACATGTATGCCACGACAGAGGAGCCGCTGAAGGCATCCAGCACGCTCTTCACCCCCTCCGGGGTGTTCCGCCATATCCAGTCGATCAGCTTCTGCTTCGAGCCGATGTACGTGGCGACGTACTTGGGCCGCTCTTCCCCCTCCCGCTCCGCCGCTGCCGCCTCTGCCTCGAGGCCGAAGAACTGGAGCTCGGCATCGGTTTCCAGGAGGAAGTCCAGCTTCTGCATGTCCGTGGCGAAGATTTCCATCGCTACTCACCTCTTGGCCTGGAGCGGTGGACCAGCCCTGTCCGTGCGAAGTAGCTGTGGGCGAGGGACCTGGCCTGTGCCGTCAGGGCGTCGTCCAGCCGGCACCCGTATGCCCGGAACAACTCCAACCAGTACTCGGCAGCCCGGCAGTTGACGTGGTGGTGCCCGCCCTGGCCCGGAAGCGCGTGCGTGAAGAAGACGAACCTGAGGGCATTGTCCGCAAGGGTCGCCAGCAGGTGGTGGACGTGCCTTTCTTCTATGTGCTCCGCGACTTCGCAGCACCAGACGGCATCGAACGGATTCCTGTGGCGGCAAGGCCCGTCTGCAAGGTCGTGGACGACGAACTCGTGTGCCTTCAGGAGCCTTCCCGCTTTCCGGCTCCCATCGATGCCAAAGGCCTCGCAACCCAGGGAGCTGAAGTGCCTCACCGCGTGGCCCTCCCCACACCCCACGTCCAGGACGGAGCGGATGGACAACTCGTTCACCATCCAGTCCCAGAGCCGCGGGTAGCAGGTCTTGGGGTCTCCGCCGGCCACGAAGCCGCCAAAATGGCCGTCCTTCACGAGGCAAGGCATCCTGTCCCCCTCCGCGTGGGGCGCCTGGGCGAACGCCGCGACGGAAACAACCGGCATCGGACTGCTCTCGGTCGGCATCTCACCTCGCTCCAACCATCTGCCGGAACCGCGGATCGGCGTAGCGGTTCTTCCAGGCGAGGGTGTCCGGGTGCCACTGGTGGACCATGCCCGGCAGGCGCACCCGCACGATCTGACCCAGCTGCTTCACGGCATCGTGGAGCATGTCGTCCTCGCGGCCCCAGCTCTTGAGCTCCGGCCACTTCCCCGCCCTGAGGAAGGTCTCGCGCGTGAGCATGACGTTCCCGTGGCTCGCTGGGAGCCAGCGCCCTGTCTTGTGCTCGGGGTCGTCGTAGTGGAAGTAGATCGGGTAGAAGGCCATGCCCTGCGCGGTGTAGCGGAGGCCCCGGTCGAACAGCTCGCGGCAGACGATGATGTCGGCATCGAGGAAGAGGAGAACATCGCCCCGGGCGTGCTCGAAGGCGACATTGCGGCCCCTCCCCGCGGAGAAGTGGCCGTCGACCTGGACGACTCGGAGCGGGATGGGCTTCGCGGCCGCCTCCGCCCACTCCTCCAGTGGCCAGTCGTCCGAGTGCCAGTCGGAGATGACGAGCTCGGCGTCGTCCTCGGGCCGCAGGCACCCCACGAGGGCCTTGAGGCAGTTGGGCAGGAGCCGAAGCTCGCGCCCGTCGATCTGGAGCCGAGAACGATTCTTGACCGTGATGCAGATGGAGAGCGTGGGCGTTCCCATCATCGAATCCTCCCCTCCTGGATCTGCTTGAACAGGTCTGTGAACAGCGCCTCGCGGTTGGGGTACTGGTCGGTCTCGAAGACCTTCGAGCGCATGCCGCGGTAGGGCGAGAGGGTCTCCTGGTGGTATTCCAGGAACTCACGCCCCGCGTGCTCGGCGCCGCTCTCGACCAGGCGGTTGATGACCCGGTCGGCCTCCTCCTGCTCCTCGGGGTAGCCGGGCAGCATTCGTATCTCGACGTCCAGACCGGGGGTTTCCCCGACACACCACACGCCGATTGGCACGTAGGCGTCGCCGGCGAGCTTGTACTCGACCATGTAGAGGAACCTCATCCGATGCCTCCCTCAGCCATGCGGGTGTATTCCTCCAGGAACTGGCGGTCGATCCTCTCGAACATCATCGCGTGGGCCTTCCTGTATGCCCGCCAGTCGGCGAAGAGCTTCTTCTCGATGGGGTCAATGTCCGGCTCGATGGAGTTGGCCACGTAGCTGTTGCCGTGCTCGTCTTCGAGCATGATGCTCTTGCCGTGGGGCTGCTCGGCGGTCGCATCGCTGATGAGGTGGACGTACTGCATCCCCTGGTCATAGCCCACCTCCTTGAACATGATGTCGTAGCGCCAGAGGGCCACGTTGCCCTGGGCATCCACCTGCGGCATCGCCCGGAGGACGGTGAAGCTGTCCACCTCGAACCGATGGGACCCGCCCTCGGGGAAGAAGATGCTCATCGTCGCACCAGGCGCCGTGACGGCGTCCAGCACCGCCTGGAGCCTGGCCTTCTCCGCCTGGATTGCTTCCTTCATGCTCATGGCACCACCACGATGTCCTCGACCTTGCGGCCGTCAGGGAGCCGCGTGATCCCGTGCTTCCTGAAGGCCTCGATCACCTGCGTCCGCTGCGCGGAGGTCCGGACCGCGACGACCTCGATGTTGTCGAGGAAGGTGACCGAGTGCTTGAAGATCGTCTCGTCGCTCCCCTTGCGTGAGGCGAGCTCCTTCCAGTCGGCGATGCTGCTCCGGCGGTTCTTCCGCACCGTGTCGCCGGTCACGCGGCCGTACTTGTCGCCGCTGTAGGTGATGGCATCCATCCGCCGCAGCAGCCTCTTCTTGAAGTAGAGCCCCGGCTCGTCGGAGCCGCCGCGCTCCCCTGGCAGCTTGCGGATGCGGGTGAAGAAGTAGCCTGCTCCTCCAGTGGCCATGTCCTCCACCGGCGACATGCCCCCCGGCCTGATCCCGGCCCGCATCTTCTCGATTGTGGAGACCATGGTCCCGTTGCTCCCCAGAAGCTCGTCAATGAACTTCGGCAGATCAGAGTCGTCGGTCAGGTGGTGGTAGACGGCGTGGCCTGGCATCTCGCGCTCGAGGTCCTCATCGGAGATGTCGAACCGCATCTGGCAGCGCCAGCCCGCCCGCTTCTTCGGGTCGTCCCACTTCCCCTGGTGCTCGCCGAGGGGGTCGTAGCCCGGGAGTTTGGTGATGTCGGGGACGCCCAGGCGCTTCTCCCAGAACCGGCGCATCGCGGCGATCCGCTCCTCCTTGCTCGCACCCCTGGCGTCCAGCTCCCGCTGCATCTTCTGGTACTCGGCGCTCGTGTCTACCTTCAGAACGTAGGCCTGCTTGTGGAGGTAGAGCAGCTCCGCATCCTGGGGCGTGGCGATGGTCGCATTGATCCCCATCCTCTCCAGCCGCTCCATCACCTGCTCGAAGCGCTTGGGGTCCGGCTCGCCCGCGAACCGAAGCTCAAACTCCCCCTGCTGGGCGTAGTAGTTGGCGTCCACCCAGGGCCGGTAGCTCGCCGTGATCCCGTCGCCGAGGTCGATCTCGTACTGCACTCCCTCCTTCATCGAGCGGCCGAAGACCTCGCCCGTTGACGCCCGCTCCTCCACGACGCGGATCTGCCCGTCCTTCAGCTCGCGCAGCGGCACAGCGACCTTCGTCTTGCGGGCAGTGATCCCCTCGGGCGGCTTCTTCTGGTCAGGCTCGTCCTTGAACTGCTTCCGATACTGGGCGAACTGGCCTGGGAACTTCTTGTTGCCCCTGGCACACTCGAGGACCCGCTCGGCGTCGGCAAGGTACTGCTTCGCCATCGCCGCGACGTCGCGGTCGGACGACTTCGCCAGCCTCTGGAGCTCTGGGATGAGTTTTTCAATGCTGGCCAGCTTCTCCTGGTTGTAGGCCGTATCGCCCTGCGCGACGTGATGGTTGACAGTCTTCACCCCGCCGAGGATGGTCTCGTAGTAGTTGTCCTGGGGGAGCGTGTCCCCCACGCCGACGGCCAGCCTGTCGCCCGAGGTGAGAGCCAGGTTCTTGAGCAGCTTTGCCTCGGCCTCGGGGCGAATCTTCATCTTCACGACCGTCCTGGGCTTCCCGCCGACGGTCTCGACGAAGACCAGGGCGTTCTGGTCTTCCACGTCCTCGACGTCGAACGGGATGACCTTCCCCTGCCATCCAGCACGCTTGGCCTCCTCCAGGAGGGCAACCTCGGCCTTCCCCAATCTGGCGCCCTTGGGTGGGACGGCAGCGGGCGGCTCGAACTGGAAGTCCTTCTGCCCCAGGATGTCGCCGTAGAAGCGCTCGAAGTCCCTGCGGAGGTTCCGCTTCCGCTCCAAGGCCATCTCGTAGAAGGCCTCCCTCTCGGCCTTGGTGCTGAACCTCCGCTCGACGTAGGGCGCGAGAATGGCGCGGTAGTCGTCGTCGGAGATTCTCTCAACCTCCCGGATGGCCCGCAGTGCCGCAGCGGGGTCAAGCTTCACCCTCCCCTCCTTGACGGCGCGGAAGAGGGTGTTGTAGTACGGCTCGCTCTCGCCGAACTGGGCGTTGGGATGGTAATCAATCGAGAGCCTGTCGCTGCCCAGGAACTTGAAGAGCTGGCCCTTGTCGATCCCGTAGACGTGGCCGTCTCTGCCCCTGAGGAACTGCTTGGCGTGCCCGTCGTGGTTGGCGATGAGCCAGTCGAGGACGTGCTCGCGCTGGAGCTGCTCGATCTCCCGCGGCGAGAGGTCGCGCGGGTCGACCCCCGCGAAGTCCGGCTTGGACGCGAGATCGGTCCTCCACTTCTGGATTGAGCCGACCTTCCCGTCCAGTGTGATGACGCGCACCTCGATGGCTTGCGGGTCAATTAGCCGGCCGACCCTGTACGCGACCTCGTCGCCGTGAGCACGGAAGTCCTCGTGGACGGGCTTGAAGAGCCACTTCTCCCCCTTCTCGTCGGTGTAGAAGTACTTGGTGTGAGCGCCCTCGATGTCCGCCTTGCCCACCAGCTTGAAGTTCTTCGGCTGCCCCTTCTCCCGCCAGGCGGCATCAGCCGCATCGAACTCCGACCCCTTCTTCGCAAAGCCGTGCTCAGTGCTCGGTGCGAAGTGCGACGTTGGCGGAGGCTCCTGCGGCAACTTCGCACTCGGCACTTCGAACTTCGCACTCTTCTTGGCGTGCTTCTCCGCCCACTTCTCCCACTTCGCCTCGATGCTCTCCTTCGCCGCCTGGAACTTCGCTGGGTCCGTCTCGGTCAGGATGGTGACCAGCTCGCCCTTGCTCGCCCACTGGTAGTGGGTGATGTGGACCTTCTGGGCGAGCTTCTTGACCTCCGCGACCGACATCCCCTCGATCTTCTGCTTGAAGACCTGCTTCTTGACCTCAACCTCCTTGGCGAAGGTCTCAACCGATTCCTTCGGGAGGACCGACGAGGCGGCGATCTGGTCCTCGGCGGCCTTGACCGCACTCAGGAACTCCAGGTAGTTGGCGGGGTCGTCGGGGACCTGGACGGCGTTGGTCTTCGCCACGAGCTCCTTGGCGGCCTGGCTGATTTTCGCGGCGTGCTCGGCCTGGGCAAGCTCCGTCTTCGCCTTCTCGGCGGCCTGCTCACCCGCGTGCTTGTTCAGGGCATCAATGAGCTGCTGCTTGTTCTTGAGGACCCCAATGCCGTGCTTCTCTTTGGCCGCGGCGAGCGAAGGCCCGGAGAGGGCCGAGTGGTCAACTCCTGGCTCGATCTTGTCCAGGAGGTCAATGACGTCCTGCTTCGTCATGTTCAGGGAGATGCCCTTGCCCTTCGCCAGGTCCTGGAGCTGCTTGACAGTGAACTGCTCGTAGCCGCCCGCGGGCGGGACGATCCCTTCGACGGCTGCCTGCTGCGCCTCAGCCGCGTGCTTGGCCTTCAGGAGGTCTATCAGCTCCTGCTTCGACCGGAGGGCGCCGATCTTGAACTGGGCTATCTTCGCCTGAAGCTCCTTGCCGGAGAGGGTGGAGTGGTCCACGCCTGGCTCGATCCCGTCCAGGAGCTTGATGAAGTCGGCCTTCGTCCTGGCGATTGAGATGCCCTGCTTCTTCGCCGCCGTCTGAAGCTGCTTGACTGTCAGGGCGTCGAACTGGCCGGTCTTCAGGGCCTCGTTGACGGCAGCGATGTCGGCCTTGACCTCCTCGGCCTGTGCCGCCACATCGCCTGGGGACAGGATGCAGGTCGGCTTCTCGTCCGCGGCCCTCGTGGCCAACGCGCCGGCGCCGCAGATGGGGAGGTCCACGACCGCGACGTGCCCGCACCTGCACCGGGGATGCTTCGGCTGCGGCGGGAAGCGGTCAATGGGGAATGTCTTGCCATCCAGTGCCTCGCACTCCGGGCACATCCTCTCGTCGCCAGCGGTCAGCCACTCAAGCTTCCTGATGCCCACCGTGGCGTAGAACTTCCTCTGCCCCTGGCTGTGGGCACGCATCGTCTCAGTCCGGGCGATCAGCTCCATCCGTGTCTGGGCCTTGCCAAAGACCTTCTTGCCCGCGTGCCGGAAGGCCTCCTTGTCCGTGACGACGGTCCCCATCTCCTTCACGATGTCGCGGACGGACATTCCGGTAGCAATGCCCGTCTGGATGACGCGGTTGATCCCGTCGGCAAGCTCGCGGGAGACATCGCCCGCAAGCTGGATGTTGAACCGGGTCATGAAGTCCAGCGCGGAGGTGTCGACGATGGTGAAGACGTTGGTTGCCATCTTGTCGATCCCGCCGGCGTCGAGGTCGCGGTAGAACGGGAGCTGGGCCTCTACGAACTCCTCGATCCCGTGGGCGATGCCCCTCTTGAAGCTCTCAGACCCGGCACGCCCAAGGATGAGCCGGTGCTCGTCCCGCACCTGGGCAATCACCGCCCTTATCTCACCCTGGAGCCGACGCAGGCTCCGCTCGTTCGCAAGCTTCCCCTCCGGGAGGTCGCCGAGGGTCGTGTACTTCAGAAGCAGAGCCTTGATGTCCTTCTCGGCCCTCTGGAGGACCTCTGTGACCTTCGCCGCGGTCTTCTCCCCGTAGGCGTTGCGGCTCCTGTATGCCCGCTCTGCCCACTCCTGAATCCGCTCGGCCTGGGTCTTGGGCGCAGCCTGGGCGGCGAGGGGGGAATACTCCCCGAACGTGAGGCCAATTGCTGCCGGTGCGACCGCTACCGACATGGCACACACTCCTCGGCCGCCCCAGGCTGGCCCTTGGCATCTGCCGCTGGCGTGACTACGGTGGTCTCTCTGGCCTCGAAGTAGCGGCAGGCGTTGTTGTCGAACCGCGTCTCCGTCTCGCGGATGGTGCACCAGTTCCCCTCGGCGTCGAAGTACTCGCACTCGTCGCAGATGCCCTCGGGGATGTCGGCCTGGGCGCCAAGCCTCGCGGCGATGCTGTCGGGCGCAGGCCTGTTCTTCTCCTGCGGGATGCCCAGCACCTCCCTTGCATACTCGGGCGTGATGACCCCGGCCATCACCAGGTCCACGATCGGCTTCACAACCTTCTCGTCGGTGAGGTCGACCTCCTTCCGCTCGGCCTCGCTCTGGGACGCCTCGACCTCGGGGTCGAGCGCCATCCGCACCTGGAGGCTCTTCCGGGAGATCAGCCGGCGGTCGTAGAGGTCAACGAGCAGCCTGCGGTAGTCGGCGTCGTCGCTGAGGTCCAGGTCGTTGAAGAGGACCTCGATGGTCTTCTCCCCGTAGCCCTTCATCTCCTGCCAGTCGTCGAGCACCCAGCGGACGATCCGCCTTGCGGCCCCCTTGATCTCGCCGAGCATGATGATCATCTTCTGCATCGAGACGGAGGCGGTGGCGAAGTTCGGCCCATCGCCCGTGACGATGCTCCTGGCAAGCCCCAGGGCGACGATGATGTCCTCCTTGATCTCCTTGACCTTGTCCTCGGTCTTGAGGACCTCCCCCTCGGTGCCGTAGGTCTTCACGTCGCAGTAGAAGGGCACCACCAGGCCGGCCTTGAGGTCCATCCTGTTGAGCATGTCCCGGACGCGGTCGAGCATCCCCTGGTCGGGCATCACCAGCTTCGAGCCGAACTGCCCGCCGACCTGGACGAAGCGCAGCGGCGTCGTCCAACGCCTGGCGATGGCCGACTCGCTCTGCCGGTAGTCCCGCAGGAGCGCAATGGCGTGGAACGCGGGCAGGACCATGCTGTTCCCGCGGGGCGAGAAGCTCGGCGCGTCCCACTTGAGGTGAAGCAGTTGTTCCAGTGGCAGGCTGATCCCCTCGCCGATGGCACCCTCCTCCGGGAACTGCCTGGCCTCGACGAGCTCGCCCTGGACGTACTTGAGCCTGACCGACACGGGGTTGATGCACTGGACGGCGGCGATGTCGTCGCCCTTCTGGGTGTAGGTCTTGTAGCCGATGCAGTCGCCCTTCACGAGGAGCTGGAGGACCATGTCGCGGACGAAGGCCTCCAAGCCCACCCGCTCGGCGAATTCTATGACCTCAGCCTCGATGCCCTCGTCGTCGCAGTTGAACCCCAGCTCGTCGCCTATCGCAAAGGTCCGCCAGGCGTTGACGGCGTTCTTGACGATCGGCTCCTCGGTGTAGTATTGCCAGGCGAGCTTCGCTCGCTCCTCCCAGGTCTGGGGCACGGCCTCCTCGACGTTGAGCTTGCGGAAGGCATCGCCGTCGAGTGCCGCAGCCGCCGCCATCTGGTCGGGCGCCAGTGCCACGACCGAGAGCTTGCCGTCCCTGTCCTGGCCGATGACCTGCATCTTCGCCGTCCCTCGCTAGTCGCCCTGAGCCTCGTCGCCATTGCCATTGGCGGCCCTGGCCCTGTCCACCGCCGCCTCGGTGACCTGGTAGCCGATGACGTTCAGGACGAGCGTCGCGGCCCCGACGATGACCTGGACCGCCGCGTCCGTCCCCGCCGGGGTCACAACCCCAAGCGTCACGAGCACCGAGACCACCATCCCAGCCACGGCGAGCAGGAACCTCCGGCTCGCCCAGCGCGACACCTTGCCAACGCCCTCTGCCATTGAAGGAGCTCCTTTCCTCGGCTCACCAGAAGATCGGGTCAGTCAACACAGGCGTTATCGTCGGGACGATCTCCTCGATCTGGTCGAGGCGCTTCTGGTCCCGCACGAGCATCGCACACCGAACAGCGTCCACGATGTGGTCGTTGCCCTTCGAGTAGATGACGTTCCCGCCCACGAGGGTGTAGGTGTGGGTCGTGAACTGGTCTTCGATCTCGATGTCGTCTGCGGGCAGCACGAGCTCGCGCCGCTGAAGGGCACGGTTGATCAGGCTCGTCATGTGCTCCTTTGCCCGCTTCTTCAGCGGCTGCCCGTCCTTCTCGGCGACCGTGATCGCCCCTGCGAAGTCGTAGCCGTGCAGCCTCGCCTCGAGGTTCAGTGACCGGAACTTGTCCAGGGTGGTCAGTTCCTGGATCACCGCGAGGCCATTACCCCCCTTGTCCACGCCGATCCCCATCGGGGAGTACCACCGGTCAAGCAGCCCCAGGACGTCGGCGATGTGGGGGTAGGCCACGTGCTCCATATGCACCCGCAGCACGAGCTTCACCCTCCGCCGCTCCTCCTCCTGGGTCTCCTGGAAGACCACGATCTCGGTGGGGTCGTTCGTGTAGCCGAGGTCGCCGCCTATCCAGAACGTCCCCTCCTGGGGGCCGAGGTTCAGGAGCATCTCAAGCCGCTCGCAGGCCGCCTCCTCGGTCTCGCAGCCGGCGAGCGCCTCGCCCGCGATGACGACCTTCTGGTATTCGGGGACCTCGACCCGGCAGAGGTCCAGGTACTCGGTGTTGAACGCCCCGTAGCTCGGCCTGCCGTGCTCCCCCGCGACCTCATGCTGCCAGCCGGCCGTGTCCTTCCCTCCGTAGAACTCCACAAGCTCCGCCTCCCGCTCAGCACTCCAGGTCGGGTTCAGCCAGCTCGGCCAGCGGAAGACCCGCCAGTTCGGCGAGAGCGTCAGGCGGTAGTAGGTCGTGTCCCGGAGCCCGTTGGGCGTCGAGTAGATGCGCAGCACTCCGCCCGGCTTCAGGCACTGGCGGAGCGCCTGCCAGGCCTTCTCAGTCAGCCAAGCCCCCTCGTCAACCCAGAGCCGCTCGACGTGGAGCGACCGGAAGGCATCGCCATAGGCGCCCGCCGGCCGGAAGTGCAGCACCGAGCGGTTGGTGAACTCCACGCGGAAGTAGGGCTTGCGCTGGATTTTGGGGTGGCCCTGGGCCGTCCTGGCGATGCTGGCCCCAAGCTCCTCGCAGGCGTTGATCTGGTATTCGACCTCGTCGATGATCGTGTCGAGGTGGCCCTGGTGGGGCGCCGCGATCAGCCCCTGCCCGCCGGTGGTCGTGAAGGCGAAGTGAAGCGCGTCAGTTGCCAAGGCACACGTCTTGCCAACGTCCCGGCCATCCTGGTGGACGATGTTCCTGTCCTCGCAGCGTAGGTCCTCGACCTGGTGGGGCCAGTAGCGACGCCGCGAGCCGTCGCGGTTGCGCAGGTAGTGCTCGCCCCAGAGGACGGGGTCCTGGAGCCGCCTGATGATGGCCTCCCTGTCGTCAGGCGAGAGGACCGGCTGCTTGTCCCTTGCCCTCCCTCCGCGCCGCGCGGCGTCCCGGTGCGCAGCCCGTCGCTGCGGGTCGTGCCAGAAGCAGTAGTCGCTGTCCCTCAGCGCGGCCACGCGGCACGCGGTGCCGTCGGGCAGCATCCCTTTGCACGCTCTCTTCGCCACAGCCGCGCTCCCGAAAAAAATCTCATCTTCGGCCTTGATATCCGCGGCAACCTATGCCCCTATGTGTCACGAGCGGACGGGGCGAGGGCTGTCAACGGGACGGCCCGACGCTGCCAAGGCCAGGGCACACGAACCGAAAGGAGGCCAAGATGCCCAGCCCCCTGACCCTCAAGGACGCCGCAGCGCAGTACCTGGAGCACCTGCGGGCGGCAGGGAAGAACGAGCACACCGTGAGGACGTATGGGAAGGCCCTCGAGGCCATCGCCGGCTTCTTCGGCGAGGCCAAGGCCCTCAAAACGCTCCGGCCCGCTGACGTC